GAAGAATATGTTGAGAGAGCTGTAGAAAATAAAGATGTAGAGAACTATACACTTGCTGATGTTGTTACAGAGGTACAGTATGAGGAGTTCTTAGAGAATCCAATAGAAACTTTTGTGGACTTTGAAGATATATCAGAGATAACCATTGATAATATTGGTGATGATATGACAACAGATCAGAAAGAAAAAGCACAAGAGGTAGTAGTTCCTGTAATCTTGACTAGAATAGCTAGTATGGCTGCGTTTATATTTAGGAAAAGTTAATGATTAAGAAGATATGGTCTTGGTTTGTAGAGATAATTAAAGAAACTTTAAATCTTAGTTGGACATTAGTAGGTTTGGTTATCGCCACACTTACATTGACTGGTTCAGCTCAACAGGTTACAGGTCTTGCGACTTTAATTACATTAGGTATATGGCTACTCACTATTAGATTTAGAAAATGAGTTGTTACACTGAAAAAAGAAATGGTACTTATGTTACAATATGTACCTGTAAGTACGGACACAGATAGGAGATACAATGAAACTACAAGTAGTAAGAACACAATTCGGTAAAGATGCAACCAATGGTTTGTTATTTATTGATGGAATATTTGAGTGTTATACATTAGAGGACCAGTACCAATCAGTAAAGGTAATGCACGAAACCTGCATACCTGAAGGTACATATGATATTAAGTTTAGAAAGACAGGTGGATTCCACGCTAAGTTCTCTGCTAAATTTAAAAATGCACACTATGGTATGTTGCATATACAAGATGTACCTGGATTTGAGTATATATTAATTCATACTGGGAATTGGGAATCCCAGACCAGTGGTTGTCTGCTTGTGGGAGATACCCAACAAGACTTAGATGTAAGTGATAAAGGTTTTATCGGTGCTAGTGTCAATGCTTATAAGAGAATGTATTCAAAGGTGGCGAATCAATTACTACAAGGTAAGAAAGTTACCATAGAATATAGCAAGATAGACTTAGGTGGTAAGGAATTAAGTAACACTGCTAGTCCAGATTTCATTAAACCTGATAGTGTTTATGAAAAACTCCAAGAGATAAGTGGGGAGATTCAAGTACTCTCTGCTAAACTTGATGGAAAGGACATTGTATAATGTTTGAGAAACTAAAAAGAGCAAGAAACCAAGAGGGTAAGTTCAAGAAGGACTTATGGTGGACTCCTTGGAACGATTCGTGGGAGTATACATTGAGCGAAGAGCTTAAAGATATGATTGAAAGAACTGCCTGGACCTTCATTGAAGCGTTCATTGGTGCATTAACAGTTGCACCTTTAGTAGGTGTAGATGCTGGAGCACTCCAGTTAGCTGCACTTGCAGGTGGTGGTGCTGCATTAGCAGTTGTCAAGACATACGCAAAAAAACAAATAACTAAGTAGCAGATTTAGTCATTCCACCTGTCTATAATAGTCTTAACAGGAAGGCTGCATATGACAGATGAATTAGGCAATAACTACTACAAGTCTGGTTGGCAACCATCAATAGAATTTGATGAAGAAACTGGCAAAGGTGAGATAACTTATGTTGGTACTGATCCAGACTACAAGAATAAGTACGACTCAATCCTAGAAGATTGGGGGTTTGATCCCAAATTTTACACAATAGAAGGTACAGTTCGTGCTAGTTCTTGGAACACACAGCTCAAGGGTGGCGAAACAGCCACCTTTTTTGCATTTAAAGGCATAGTAAAGAGGAAGAATCCTGCATTAGATGAGTACTTTGATGAGCTATGCAAGATATATTTAAAGAAACCTAAGCTAAAGAACACTAAGTTTGGTGGTGATACTGCCTTTATATGGACAATGGCTGACTGGCAGTTAGGAAAAGCAGACTATGGGGTGGAAAATACCCTTAAACGCTACGAGGAAGCTCTTATAGAGGGGGTTAATCAGATCAAGGCACTGCGTAAGGGAGGAACAGCCATAGATGAGGTGTTTTTACTAGGATTAGGAGATTTAACAGAGAACTGCGACCAATCTTTCTATTCATCTATGCCATTTAACATAGAACTTACCCTATCACAGCAATATAAACTAGCAAGACAGTTAATTATGCAGACAGTTGATACATTTCTACCACTTGTGGACAAGATTACACTCTGTGGTATAGGTGGTAATCACGGAGAGATGACTAGATCTGGTAAAGGACAGGTATTATCTGATAGATTAGACAACTCTGATATGATGCACTTTGAAATAGTCAAAGAGATAATGGCACAGAACCCTAGATATAAGAAAGTAAATGTTATTTTACCTACTGACTACCACCATTTACTAGATATTAAAGGTAAAGCTGTAGCTATAACACACGGACATATGACTACAGGTGGTGCAGGTCCAGAAGGTAAGATAATGAAGTGGTGGCAAGGACAAATGTTTGGTTGGTTGCCTAGTGGTGCTGCTGAAATCTTAATTACAGGTCATTATCACCACCCAAGAATGCTTAAACAAGGTAAGAGAACTTGGTTTCAGTGTCCAAGTATTGATTCAAGTAAAGATTTTACTGCAAGAACTGGTATGTGGAATGATCCTGGTGTCTTAACCTTTACGATAGATAAGAATGGTTGGAGTAACTACAAGATAGTTTAGATGTTGCCTGTTAGATGAATACATTTATGTAGTTCTTCAGTAAATTCTTCGCCACAATCCTCACAATTAAAAAGATAATCGTAAGTTTCTGTCATCATTCAGCCAATGTTAATAAGCAGGTATTACAACACATATAATCTTTACTTGTAAATGGGAATGTATGATTATCTCCACACATAAAACAAATAAACTTTCTTATCTCTTTAGGTGTATATCTATTCTTAAATATAAAGTTTTTTAAATAAAATAGTATATTAAGTATCATTCTTCTTCTTCTGATGGTGTAACAACTAACTCTACATTAGCCATTATCCCTAACAGTTGAACCTTCCCAGCTTTATTAATAATAGAATGTTCTTTAAAGATTGGGTGTCCACCTTGTGTCTGACCATTAGGTAGTGCAATCTCTGGTGTCTTTCTATTTAATAGTTCCTTTAATAGAACTACTGGATCTGCTTCATTAACTGATAAATCACTCATTTATCCTCCTATATCTTCTTTCCATACTGTTCATATAAATATCCTACCTCTTTTAGTATTGGTTCGTTGTTTTCAAAGGCTGTTGTTTCTGGCATCTCTCTTACCTCCCAACCAAAGTCATAACCACTACCAACTAAATCATTTATATTCCAAGTAATAATTTTTGTTTTATATTCTGTTAAGTATATAAACTCTTTACCTGTTTCTATTGCTTTATCATAGTTAGCTATTAGTTTTGATCTCTCTATTAGCCAGGGGTTATAATGCTTATCTCTTGATTTAATCTCTATAAGATATTTATTATTCTCACAATCATAGTAAGAGTATTGGTCATCACATTTCTCTAGCTTATCCATACTAGGATAAGTCTTATTGAGTAGTGTTATAATTTCTTCTTCTGTCATAGAGTTATGCTTTCTAATATTTCTTTACATAGTTCACTAGGCACTTTACTTCTTTCGTAGTTTCCTTTTAATCCTTGTGTTCCTGTTTTTGATCCTCTTGGTGCAGCTTCGTGGCAAGGCATACCATTCTTACACATTGGTCTAGGTGTCCAAACATCTTCAATTAAGTTAGTCCATAAATCAGTAGGCTTCATTCTAATATCTCCATACTGACAATAGGTAACTGTTGTTCTTGGTAAGTCTTTTACTATTTCTAACTTTCTTAATTTTCCTCTAGGATTTTCAATAATCCAATAAGTAGGACCTAAGTAATCTATTATTTCTATCGTTTTCTTAATTACTTTTAAACCAAATAATGCTTCTGAACTTTTTGGCGTATGGTCTTTATTCCAATGCTTTCCAATACTTGCAACACTAAAGTATGTACAAGGTGGACTAGCCCAAACAACATCTATACCAGGTAAGTTTATGTAATCAAAATCAAATACATCAACAACATAGTCAATAGTGTTATTTGGATTTTGTTTAATATCTGTTGTTATAACTTCATATCCAAATTCTTTAGCTACATTACTGAAACTACAACTACCTGCGAACAGCTCCAAAATTTTCATACTTCATAACCTTTCTGCATTCGTAACAATATCCTTTCTGAATATCACTTGATTCGCCAAACAAATCAAACTCGCCTATGTTACAACTATGACAACGCATTGTTTATGCCTCTTTTAATTTATCAATCATTGAACTAGCGTTACCTTTAGTAGCTTCGCCACTACTTAGATACTGTTTAGCTTCAGCAGCTAGTGCATCTTGTCCACTATCAATAGCTTGTTTAATTAAAGTTTCAATAAACTTTATTTGTCCTTCAGTTATAGGCTCTTGTTTCCAAGGTCCATCTGGTATATCAGCCATATCTTTTTCCTCTACTTTCTTTTCTTCTACTTCACCTAGTTCTTCAATAATCATATTGACAACAGGCTCATTACTTTCTCTGTCTTTAAATGTTTCTTCGTGTCTAGTAATATAATCATCTACTAAATCTAAGAATATTTTAATCGTTTCATCTTCCCAAAGTGCTATATCAGATTGATTTGTTTTAATGATTGTTCTATTCATACAATCTTTATAACATTTCACAGCGAAATCTTTGTTATCGTTGCAACTTGTGAACACCATTTGCTTTAGTGTTGCTTCAGTTATCTTAGGTTTAGAAGGGGATGTCCCACTCTCTTGTGTTACCTGTTTTTTTTTAGGTGTTTCTTCTGTGCTACCTGCGTAGTGTTCTTCCTCTGTTGTATCGCCTGTCCATAGTTCTAAACCTATACCAAAACGCATACAACATCTCTTGATACCATCACTTACAGCAAGTTTAAGTATCTCTGATTCAGTTAAATTCCTGGCAAGTGCGTGTCTATCTACATCTCCGACTTCTTCTACTTTACCTAGATCATCTATCTCTAATGTACACTTTGCACCTACAACAGCGTTATCTTTATCTCTGATAATGTCATAGGTAAAGTTATACTTCCCACCTACAACATCAACTAATCTCTTAGTGTAAATGTGGTGTGGTACATAGTCGCCAAACTTTCCTTGTGGTGCTTTCTTAACTACACTTTTTGGGAAGTTAGCTGTTAGTTTCTTATGAGTTTCTTTATCCATTTTTATTCCTTTTTGTTATTTGCCTACAT